TTCTCAGCTTCTTCTATTTGAGACTTAGTTACTTCTTTTTCCATGACTTTAAGAATTTTAACTCTCTTAAGATTAATTTCATCTTCTTCTTTAAAGCCATAATGTTCTGGAGCCCATTGATATCCTGCTATTTTATCTACTTCTAAATAGTCGTCTTTAGTTTTAGCTAATAGATATGCAATTGCCCTATCTGTTGTTGACCCTGACGTTATTCTTAATGTGTCAGGCATTGGGACTGTTCCGTTAAATGTTAATACTTGCGTATCATCATCTTCACCTAAGTCCTTAAAGTTTTCTTTCTTGAATTTTAACAGCTCAGCTTGGGCTCGTGTCTGATTTTCTTCAATTACCTTTGGATCTTCATTCCATTCACCTTCAGCTTCTACTGTTAAATGATTATAGCACCAATTTGGCATATTACTCCTCCTTTTTGTTGTTGTATTCTTCTATATCTACTTTATCATAGCAGTCTAGACAATTTGCACAAAACTCCCATTCTTCATAAACACCATCTCCATAGTCTTTATAAAGTATAGGTTCTCCGCAACATTCTGTTACTGTCATATTGTTCTCCTTTAAAATATATACCGTATAACTTGCCAGTCTAATATGTCTTGATGAGCCTTTATAAACTGTGATATATATTTTCGTTTTAGTTCTCTTCTATATCTTATATTGGTATTCCCATACTGAGAAACTTTTGTTTCTTGCAGCTCAGGTCTCCATAAGATATCTTCTACTTCTTTCTCATTCCTGTAATGCATATTTATATTATGTGTTAAAAATATACATTCAGCTTTGACGTTAGGTTTTATTGAATTATCCACTATGTCATCTACTAGTGCAAATAACTTTCTGTAGTCTTCTAACCAATTTTTATATACAATAATAGGAGAGAAATTTAAATGCACGTCGTATCCTGCAGCTGTAAAATCATTTACTGCTTGGATTCTATCTCTTATCTTTGATGTATTAGGCTCCATAATATCTGATATATTCTGAGGCATAATACTGAATCTGATCCTAACTTTCTTATTTGGATTAAAGCTTAACAAGTTTTTGTTTACGTATTTAGTTGCAGCTGTACCTAGAGCTTTGTCATTATTCTTAAAATAATTAAACAATCGCTCCCAGTCGTGAAACTTTGCGTGTAATACGTAATCCTCATTACAGCTAAAATCGTATGTGTAATACTTTTCATGAGTCTGATTAGGCTCTTTAGGCCAGTCTAATAGCCACATATGCCTATCAAGCTCATCTAGTATTTGTCCTGTATTTTCAGCTATTGTAAGACCGTTAGGTAAATGCCTACGCATATAACAATAGTTGCATTTATATAAGCAGCCAAATCCAAATGATGGCGTTATATAATCGCTACTACGCCCTGATGGTCTTATTATCATAGCTTTTCTATGTACTTTCTTTATTTTTGTCATCTTAACCTCCGTAAAAATATAGAGACAGTTATGCTCGGTAGTCTTATTACATACTGACAGGAGTCTCATTAACTATCTCTAATTCTTTGGGGCGAAGCACCGTTATCTTTCTACGTTTTAAGTGATCGTCATTGTCGCCCCCGTGCACATAGACCCTACCCTTTCGGTTGGTCATAAGTTTAAATATAATTCTAGAACCTAGGCTGTCTGAAGGAGAATCCCAGGTTGTGCCACGCTAATGGCTTATAGACAATTTACTATACCTGTAAACAGGCCTAATAGCATTCATCTCCTAGTTTAAGTTTCTGTGGCTGTTCGTGAAGTACTCTTGCTCTGGTTATCTAGAAATCAGGCAGTTAGTTTCGTGTGTACATTTTTCCCCACTTAAACCTGTCTTATTAGCCCTACTTGTATTAAGGTTTGCAATTCCTATATACTTTCTGACTAATAATACACAAAAAAAAGAGAAGACCGAAGCCTTCCCTTTTCTTACTCACATCTCTGCTACAGCCGCTCGATTATGTTAGCGTAGCTCGTTATGGTACCATTGGCGACACTAAAGATGTGAATTGTTGCCTTCTCCTTAAGAAGTTATGTCGTCACTTTGATCGTGACTGCTTTTAAGATGCTCGAATAAAGCTTCGTCTTGTATAGTTTGTATTTCTTCTCTTACTATGCTACGTATCTTATCTTCTCTAGCCATCTTAATAAGCTCTAACTCTTTTTGCTTATCTTTAATTGTATAAGCTTTCTGTAAGTATTCTGTTACTGTCATTTTATCTACTTCGTGAAAGTTTTCCATTGTATAGCCCATTTCATAGCCTATATCTTCTAGAAAATCTAACATAAAGTCTTTTATTTTACCCATATGCTCTCCTTTTATTTAAAATACACCTAATACTTCTTCGTTTTCTGGAATATCTCCTGATATTGATAGTGCTCCACCATCGTTTCCTTCGTCATCTCTCATAGGCACTATCCAAGTTCCATCATCTAACTGTAAAGCTACAGGTCTTGAATCCCATCCTATATCTTCTGCTTCTTTTTTATCTAACCATCTAACTTCAGTTATTTGTTTGCCAAGCAGAAGATCGTTAGCTCTTTCTTCCCAGTATTTTTTAGCATCTTTACTCATTATCTTTCCTCCTAGTTAATTGATTTACTATAACTACAATAGCGTCTGAAAAGTCTTTAATAGTGCCTTTATATTCGTCTAATAAGTCTTCAACAGTTCCTTTTAAAAGTACTTTTCTTTCGTTATTTCTCACGCACATTAATGATATCCATTGCTCGTCATTAGCTGTTCCAGCTATTTCGTTATCATGCTCTTCAGGACCTTCTGATTTAATAAGGTCGCTTATTTTTACTTTGTATTGATCTTTGTATCTAAAACAACTTAATATTTCATCAATATTAATATAAGTTCCACTTTTATCTTCGACAAGTTTCATTAATTTATGTTTATTAATCATTGTCTTTTCTCCTCATTAGTTTCCAATTACCTTCTTGTATTACTTTTATATACATTAAGTCCATTACTTGATTAGAGTTAAGCTCTCCGTCTTGCCATAAATCTTCATCAGGTATTTCTTCCCATTTATCAGCTTCGTCTTGAAGCTTATGCAGTAATGCATCTTTATTAAAGCTCATTGTTACCTCCTAATTGATTATACAAATAAGAGAACAGGCACTATGATTCGGAGTGCTTAGAGTGTTGGTATATAGGGGATAGAATACCTGCTCTCTTATTATTTATTTACTTAACTGTTTTAACGATTATTTCTACTGTGCCTTTAAGCACTCTCATTGCGTCTAGAATCTTGGTTAATTCGTTATTTGATACGTTCTTAGCCTCATGCATAATCTCGCCTGTATGGCTGTTTACTATCTGTATGTTATGCTTAGAACGATTTGTTATATCGGTTATTACCCTAGCACCGATAAGACCAACCAAATTTAACGCTTTACCAAAAGCCCAGCTTACATTACTTATTGCCTTTACTGTTGCTGTTTTCATTACTTGACTCCTTGTTTAGATTATTTACATACTTATCATGATCTACTCTGGTGTTTTCGTAATAGTCTAACATTTCTTTAATTCTATCTACAGGTATAGCCATTTGTTTGAATGTAATTGACTCTGTTTCATAGTTTATAAAGGCTATTTCTTCGTTTCTAGTTACGCTATAGTTCAATACAAAGCCTTCGTTATTAAAACTAACCATAGGCTTATCTGTTTGTTCTTTTGACATTATTCACTCCTTATTTTAGTGTGTTAATTTACTGATTTATTGTCTCATTTACTAGGTAATTTATTTCTTGTTCTGCCGCTTTAATAGCGTTTTCTTTTATCAGTTCTACTGCATATTTTTTACCGATTCCAGCTCTTTTACAAAACTTGTCAAAGTTCTCTATCGGCACTTCTGCAGTATACTTTATGATAATTTGTTTCATTCTTCATCCTCCTCTATTTCATGTTCATGTGTATTATCTTGCATCCAGTCTGCCCAGCAATTACCATCTCCACATAACATATTTTCTGGATCATATTGATATGTGTAGTAGTTTGCATAAAACTTGTCTACAAGCTCTTCATCGCAATAATAACATTTATACTTTTCACTCATTTCTTTCTCCTTTTAGCAGGTGTTTTTTTTACTTTAACAACTGCTTTTTCCTCATATATTTCTTCATAGATCGCTTTGAGGTGGATTAAAGCAGGCTTTGAATAGTATTCGTCATTATCTTTTTCAATCCTTCGACTTATCATAGCACAAAGCCCCTCTTCAAGCCTATCTAATCGTCTGCTACACTCTACAAATCCTTCTGCTGTTAACTTATAAAGATTATCGACCGACGCTATATAGTGCTCTTTTTTATCTTCAAATTCTACCTCGTATTGTCTTAGTTCTGCGAATAGATTATCTATCTTATTCATTAATTGCTCTCTCGTTTCAATCATAGTTACACTCCTTATTTGGTTTATGTTATTACACGATGTATGTAATAACATAAAAAAAAGAGAGAACCGTGAGGTTCTCCCTTTCTTATTACTTAAGCTTTAAGCATAGCTACTAGCTCAGGAGATAACTCAGAAGAATTATCTGTTTTCCCTTGCATATAAGCTATAAAGCCTTCGCCCTTAGCTGTGGCTCTGAACTCGCCTTGACATTTAGCTAACTTGAAATGCTTGTTAGCCATAGCCTCTGTCCAACCCTCTTCTTTCTGATAAACTGCAAAAGATGCTGTTGGATTCCAAGGTGACTCAGGTGTTGCTTTGAACTCGCTGTTATTTTCTGCGATTTCGCCTACTTTCTTAAACCATAGTATTTTCATATGAAACACTCCTTTTATTAATTAGTTAAATAAACACACATAATAGAGAACGTTTAAGGTTTACGCTTTATTACCTCATCAAAGAACTCTTTGGCTGCTAAAATAAATAACCATAAAGCTCCATATATTATTATAGCTGCTATAAATACTGTTATTATGTCCATTGGTTTCTCCTTTCCTTTAAATTACACTCATCACATATTAGAGTATCATCATTGGTATAAATTAACCTACTTAATTTGCACATATATTCACATCTGCTACATTCTTCCCAACTGTTAATATATGTAGTTATTTCGCTTTTTAAATTATTCATATAGCTCCTTTTTTAAGTTACTGTAAATAAAAGAGAACACCTTTAAACCTCTCCAACTACGCTAATAGCTGATTCAGGGGACTGTTATGAACAGCTTTAAAGATGCTCTCTAATATTATTATCCGTGTATGTTTATATATATATTGGAATCAATTTCGGCTAAACCTTGCTCTATATCCATTATAGAATGGTATTTAGCGTTAGCATAATCGCCAACTGATAAATGTAATTCTACACGACAAGGTCTACTTTCTCCCCAATTTAATACATAGTTTTCTATTAACGTTTGTAAAGCGTCAAGATTATCTGCTACATTGGGTATTAATCCTTCTCTAGTTTTATACATAGAGTCTTCTTGGTTACGATTTTTATCATGCAATTTAATACAACATAAACACTCATTACTTAAATCTATTTTCATATTACACTCCTTTTTTTATTATACATGAAAGAAAGAGAACATATGGAGTCGTGAGGATTCGAACCTCAACAGAATGCTTTAAGACTTACAACTGTGTCGCCCTATACCTTCTCCATTGCTCTCTTTCTAAACTCCTAGTCTCATCCAGATGAGTTTCTCCTAGGAATTATATATAAAATCATAAAAGAAAGAGAACACCCTAAGATGCTCTCTCTCTGTATTACTAAGCCTTTCTAGCTCGTAATCTCATCCATTGAGATGCCATACGATAGTCACTAAAGTTCTTAGTTTCTATTATATCGCCGTCTCTCATAACTACGACCTCCCACATATAATCATAATATGGTGAACGCTCGTAAGCTATTTGTTGAATAAACATATTCATAATACACTCCTTTTTGGTTGTTATAAACATATCATAAAAAAAAGAGAACACCCTATGTTATTAGGATGCTCTCTTAGTGATATGATTATACAGGATTTGTAGCTTTATCGTAAGCATACTGATTAGACTCTACTGTCTTCTCTGTAGGCTCAGCTACTGTATTATCTTGTTGTTGCTTAGCTTTCTCGGCTGAGACTAGAAGCTGACCTTGCTTTCTACCTTCTTCAAAGGCTTCTCTGCATAGCTCTAAGTTCTTGCCTATATATCGTGCAACAGAACGTTTAAATGTTAATGGTATCATAATAATACTCCTTTCTCACGTTGTGAGGTTTGTTAATTAACATAAAAGAAAGAGAACATACCTAAGTATGCTCTCTATATCTTTCTTATATGCAGTCTTCATATAGCTCTCTAGCTTGGTGTAGCATAAAGTCGTCTTTAGGATATTCATCTAAGAATATTAGTGCGTCTATGTGCTTTTGTTTCCAAGTCTCGAAATCTAATGTATTTCTTTCTTTAAGC